CTACCGCAAAATATTTATGTGTTTACTCTTACGTAGCAAGTAGGGATTTAGCAATGAATACTAATGTTGATTATAAATTTAGAGATGATGCCTTTGATCTTAGACGAGCAACCGATAACCCATTATTAGAAAGTCAAAACGGAAAAACAAATTGGGATAAATCAAATAAGGTTGTTGGATTTAATGTTGATTTTGGACCCCAAAACCAACAGATTTTTAAACAAATGGATATTGGACAAAATCCTGGATTACCAACTTCAGAATCTTTAGAGATGTTAAATCAAATGGCTAATCAATATAGAAATAGAGGAGGAGCAAGTCAAAGTGTTTCGTTGTATAATGTCTATAGAAATAGAAGTTATGAATGTGAAATTGATATGATGGGATGTGCGTTAATACAACCATTAATGTATTTTAATTTAAGACATATACCAATGTTTAGTGGTCCATATATGATTACAAGTGTATCACATAGAATTAGTGAGAATGGGTTTGACACTTCATTTAAAGGACAAAGACAACCTTTCTATAGTATTCCAGCAATAGATAATTTATTACAATCTTTAAGTGCAACTATTTTAACAACACTTAAGGAAAGAGTTAAAGAAGAAGATAAGAAAAATGCTATTACAGAAACAAATAATAATATTAAAACCGCAACTGAAGCAACAAATAAAACTGCCGACCCCAAAGTAGTCCCAACAACAAATCAAGATTGTGGTACCTTATTGAACACTTCTTATAGTACTTATACCGCAACAACACCTGTTAATACATCAATAACAATACCAGACGCTTACAGTAAAATTGTTAGTGCCGTTAATGCGATTACAACACTATCTAATGATGAGAAGTTAAAATTTATTGATTTTATTTTTATGACTATTTGGACATATTCTATTAGTGGTAATAATTTTACAGGTCAAAATAATAATTATGGTTATGTTACATTAGATAATAATTTTGGTGGATCCGCAACTTATTTTAATAATTCATATTTTTGTGGAAGTTCATCAAATCTAACACAAAAACCATTTGCAAGTTTCACATCTTTTGATTCATTCTTAGAATTTTTTATTGGTAAATATAAAAGTAATGTACCTACTTTACCTGTTCGTAATGTTGGAGACAAACCTCAAATACAAACGTATATTACAGGAATGTCTAAATCTATTATGGATACTTGGCCAATAAACGGTAATGTTTGGTCAACCCTTACAGAACAACCACAAACACAAATAATTCAAAAAACAGTATCTGCATTTGAATATATACAAAATAATCAACCTAAACCAACACCTGTACCAAAACCTGAACCACCAATATTTATTGTATCTCGTAAATACACAATTAGTAGTCCTCCTCTTTTGGAAGAGTTTAAAATTGAAATAAATCCACTTATTAAAAACAGAAAAATTTTCAGAATTGGTTATTACGTATTAGAAACAACAACCGCAAATTGCCCAACACGAGGAGGGGAATTTGACTTATCAGGTTATATTTTTAATAGTGGTCAAACTTTTATGATAGAAAGCATTAGTTTACTGGACGATTTAGGTTGTGGTAGTGGAACCCCACAACAAGATTATCAAGGAATATATAACCTTAAATTTTGGGCATATTCTGTGGGTACAGATGCTAATGGTAATCTTTTAAATAATGATACTCATTATTATGAAATTATTCCATTATCGTTCTCTTTTTAACTAAACAGGATATTTATAAATAAAAACACTATGAATACAAAATTAATATTGGATAACTATTTAGGTAAAAATACCAGAGTTACCGAAAAGGATAAAGGTGAAGGTTTTAAAGAAGTTTGTGACCTAGACACCGGAGATTGCTATACAATAAGAATGAAAGACGGACTTATTGAAAGAGTTGACAACACAATGAAACAATTTAAAAAAGTTCAAGTTGAAACTAAATCTGGAATAAAAACATTATTAAACGGGTAAGATGAGTATAGAGAGAAAAATATTAGAAGAAATTAAAAGATATAGAAGTATTAATAACTATATCTTAGAACAAGGAGCACCGGGAGAAGAACTTCCACCACCTCCAGGAGGAGATTTACCACCACCTCCAGGAGGAGAAGCACCAATTGGAGAACCAGGAGCACCACCAGCACCAGGAGCAGAAGGAATTGCACCACCTCCAGGAGCAGAAGGACCAGAACCAATTGATGTTGAAACAGATAAAGATGTTGAAGAAATTGGTGGGACCGAAGGTGAAGAAGGTGGAACCGAAGAATTGGATATTACTGACTTAGTAGATAGCCAAAAAACTATGGCAGACAAACAAGAAGAATATTTTAATAATCTATTCTCACAACTTGGTAATTTGGAAACAAAACTTGGTGAAATGGACCAATTAATTAGTAAGATTAATGATTTAGAAACTAAGATTGAACAAATTAGACCAAAAACACCAGAGGAAAAACTTGAACTAAGAAGTTTGGATTCAGGACCATTTAATCAAAAGTTATCTGACTTTTTTATTGACAAACAAGAAGACATGCAAAAATCTGGAAAGAATGAGTATGTTTTAACTAGTGATGATGTCGAAGAATATTCACCTGACGAGATTAAGGGATCATTTAATGATTATGATAAAGACGAAGATATGATGTAACACTTTAGAGAGGGACATCAATAACCCTCTCTAAAATTTTTTAAATACTTTATTGACTACCCTACTTTTTATAACTATATTTTCTACGTAAACCTTTAATAAATATATACACAATGGCGACAAACAATGTCTTAGATTCGGTTTTGGCTCAGTATGAGAGTTCAAAACAAAGTGGTTCTTCTTCCACTTCAAAATTTACACAAGAAGAAAGAATGAAAAAGTATTTCGCAGCAATCCTTAAGGATAACGAAAAACAAGGACAAAAAAGAATTCGTATTTTACCTACACCAGATGGTTCTTCACCATTTAAAGAGGTTTGGTTTCACGAAATCAATGTTGATGGTAAATGGCAGAAGTTCTACGATCCAGGAAAAAATGACAACGAACGTTCACCTTTGAGTGAGGTATATGACGAGTTAATGTCAACAGGTCGTGAATCAGACAAACAATTAGCAACACAATACAAACCACGTAAGTTTTATATTGTTAAAGTAATTGACCGTGATAACGAACAAGATGGTGTTAAATTTTGGAGATTTAAACACAATTACAAACAAGAAGGAATTTTTGATAAAATTATTCCAATCTACAAAGCAAAAGGTGATGTTGCAGATGCCGATAAAGGTAGAGACCTTATCCTTGAACTTACAAAGGCAAAAACTCCAAAAGGAGCGTTTTATACCGTAATTCAAACAGTAATGTATGATGACCCAACACCCATTCATGAAGATGAAGACACAATGGCAGATTGGGTTGGAGATGAACTTACTTGGGAAAATGTTTATTCTAAAAAACCGGTTGAGTATTTAGAGTCAATCGCAAGAGGAGAAACTCCAAGATGGGATTCAGATGCGGGTAAATACATCTATTCAAACAATGAAGTTGGTGAAATCACTATGGGAGGTTCTAAAAAACAAGAACCAACTAAAGTTGACCCACAAGTCAACGATGAGGTAGATGAAGAATTACCATTCTAAAAACCTTAAATATTATACAAACACCGATTTACAATGTCGGTGTTTTTTTTTATCTTTTAATAAAACAGAATATTATGGCAATTAAGAAAAACGACTTTAGTTCAGTTAAAAAGAAATTTTCAACATCAGCAAAATACAAACCACAAAGATTTTTTGACTTAGGTCAACCATTTTTGGACGCAGTTGGGTTACCAGGTCCGGCTATGGGACATATTAATATGTTTTTAGGTCATTCAGATACTGGTAAGACAACTGCCTTAGTTAAAACTGCGGTGGACGCACAAAAGAAAGGTATTCTTCCTGTGTTTATTATTACAGAACAAAAATGGAGTTTTGAACACGCAAAACTTATGGGTTTTGAATGTGAAGAAGTTGTTGATACTGAAACAGGAGAGTTAGAATGGGATGGTTTTTATATCTTTAATAATAACTTTAGTTATATTGAACAAATTACAGATTATATTAACGAATTATTGGACGCTCAAGAAAAAGGAGATTTGGATTATTCATTATGTATTATGTGGGATTCAGTAGGTTCTGTTCCTTGTAAGATGACTTACGAAGGTAAAGGTGGTAAACAACACAATGCAAGTGTTTTAGCTGACAAAATTGGTATGGGTATCAACCAACGTATTTCAGGGTCTCGTAAGTCAGATTCTAAATATGAAAACACCCTAATCATTGTTAACCAACCCTGGGTGGAATTACCTGACAATCCTTTTGGACAACCAAAAATTAAGGCAAAAGGTGGTGAAGCAATTTGGTTAAACTCTTCATTGGTTTTCTTATTTGGAAATCAAAAAGGTGCGGGAACAACAAAGATTACCGCAACAAAGGACAAACGTACAGTAAAATTTGCGTCAAGAACAAAAGTGTCTGTTATGAAGAATCACATCAACGGACTTGGGTTTGAAGATGGGAAAATTATTGTAACACCACACGGGTTTTTACCGGGTAAAGAGGCATCAGAAGAAAAGGCATCAATTGAACAATACAAAAAAGATTATGCCGAGTATTGGAAAGAAATAATTGGGGTTGATGGTGACTTTGATTTGAAGGCAGAAAAAGAAGAAGTGTAGTAGGAACCCTGTAATTATTTAAAATGACAAAAACGTTATTGGTTGACGGAAACAACCTATTAAAAATTGGATTTCACGGAGTTAAAGATTTTTTTAATAAAGGAGAACACGTTGGGGGTATTTGGCACTTTCTAAATACCCTAAGACGTTTCCTTGAGGAAACTAATTATAATAAAGTGGTTGTATTTTGGGACGGAGAAACAAGTTCTTCACAAAGAAGATTGTTATACCCAAAGTATAAATTAAATCGTAAGTCCAGTAAACCCGAAGATTTTAGAGAAGAATCTTTTTTAAATCAAAAACAAAGGGTTAAACAATATCTTGAAGAAATGTTTGTAAGACAATTAGATGTTGAAAATTCGGAAGCCGATGATTTAATCGCTTATTATTGTCAAATATCTGAAGATGAAGATAAAACAATTTTTTCGTCAGATAGAGACCTTACACAACTTATTTCTGAAAAGGTAAGTATCTATTCACCACAAGCCAAGAAGTACTTTAAAAATGGGGATACAATCAAAATTGACCAAATAGA